AGCACCTGTAGCTCCCGTAGCTCCCGTAGCACCTGTAGCTCCCGTAGCACCTGTAGCTCCCGTAGCACCTGTGAGTCCTTGAGGTCCCGTAGCTCCCGTAGCACCTGTGAGTCCTTGAGGTCCCGTAGCCCCCGTAAGCCCTATGGGTCCTTGAGGTCCCGTAGCTCCGGAAGGTCCGGCTACTCCCATGGGTCCTATTACAATACCTACATTGATAGTGCTTCCATTGCTAAGAGTTAATATCAATTCTCCACCGGAATTTACTGTACCCGTTGTGACTGACGCTCCAGTAGCACCTGTAGCACCTGTGAGTCCTTGTGGACCAGTAGCACCTGTAGCACCTGTGAGTCCTTGTGGACCAGTAGCACCTGTAAGTCCTATTGGTCCTGTTGCACCTATAGCACCTGTGAGTCCTTGCGGACCAGTAGCACCTGTAAGTCCTATTGGTCCTATTGGTCCTGTTGCACCTGTAAGTCCTATTGGTCCTGTTGCTCCGCGCACATTACCCACAACTACAATAGATCCATCACTAAGAGTGAGTGTCAATATGTCTGATATTATTGCTCCTGATATCACACTTATACCATTAATGCCGGCACTGCCGGCGGCACCTTGAGGCCCTGTTGCTCCTGTAGCGCCAGCAGGTCCTGTAGGTCCGGTGAGTCCTTGAGGCCCTGTTGCACCTGTAAGTCCTATGGGTCCTTGTGGGCCCTGAGATCCTGCTTGACCTACAGGCCCGACAACATCACCTACTGTAATACTCGTACCATCACTAAGAGTGAGAACTAATTTACCATTAATTATAGAACCATTTGTTATTGAAATACCATTAGTGCCGGATGCGCCAGTTAACCCTATAGGTCCGGCAAATCCTTGTAACCCTTGCAACCCCTGAGGTCCTTTTATATTAGCTATTTTTTGCCATTCTGAACCAGACCATCTATAAACATCGCTCGTCGTGGTATCTAGATATAAATCATTAATCTGTGACATTACCGCTGACGAAGGTGCGCCTGCTCCTGTAGTCCAGATGCTACCATTAAGGCCGTTAACGCCCGGGATACCTTGAGGCCCCATAATATTACCTAATTTAACCCAGAGTGTTCCATCCCATCTATACATATCTCCTGTTTTAGTGTCGAGATACATATCATTAGGGTTAGTTCCAGGTGTTGTAGGCGCTCCAAAATTTGTTGCCCAAGTATTTTCCGTAGTACCTATAGTTCCCTGCATAGAACTGTCGTTGCTACATGAAGTCAATAATAAAAATAATGCTAAAAAAATTAATGTTCTCACCTTCTTTCTCCAAAAAAAAGGGCGCCGAACCATGGCGCCCTTTATCATGCTATTTATACCGATTTATAAAAATTTAAGAAGTGGATCAATTAAATGAGAACAATCCGTTTCTCCTTCTGAAATAAAGTTTTTATGCATCACATATAATTCGTTGAATGTTAATCCATTGTCATCTACATAATGATGATTACCTAACCCCAATGCTCGGTCGCTCGGTGATATCTTATGTTGTATTTGTAATCTACGCTTAACCATAGGAGATCCTACGATAGCGTTAGCATAGTGAAAGATTCTAGCATCTTCAGTAGTGTAAGGCCAAAAATGTCTACCGGTGTCATACTGTATGTCAGTAAAGTTGTGTAGACTTCTTGCCTGATGTGCAATAGGATTGTCATAATAGGATATGCCTGTTCTTACCTGTTCCCACAGAGGCTTCGTTCTATCCAATTCTCCACAAGGATCCCATTTAGTGAACCGTATCCCCGGAATGATCCATTGAGTGCGACCAGCATTTTCTGGCATCAATTTACTCAAATCCCCTACTAAAAATTCAGTAGTAGTTAGTGTTATTCTCCAATCAGGTATTTGACGTTCAAAAAACATAACTTCCCAATCACACGACTTAGCCTCCATGTACTGATTCCCTGACGGGATTATTTGCCAATTGGGACAGATTTCTTTAATGATAGCAACAGAGTTATCCGTGCTATTGTAATCGATCATCAACCCAAAATCAAAATACTTCTTATGATGTTCAAGCCACCATGGTAATAAGTATTCTTCGTTGTAAAAATGAGTAATAACTGTTTTCATATAATAGAATGAAGAATCAATTCGTGCATACATTCTACTATGCCATAATCTGTACTAGCAACATAGAAATGTAGTTCTGAATTTTTTTCGTAAAGGGTCTTTAGCTTGTTGTTGATATCAAACCCTGACATAGTAATCATGGGTAACGAATACTCTTTACAATACTCTGCTGCATTTAATATGTTCTGTGAATTACCACTTGATGATATCAATATGACTAATGTATCTGAATCTGACATATGTTCTAAGAACTTTGAGTATGCATGTTCCCAACCATAGTCATTAGCATAACAACTCAATCTAGAACTATCACCAAAACACTGAGTTGATATTCCTAATACCTTAGTATAGTCCTGAGCTATATGACAACTGATTGCGTTGCTGCCACCATTGCCTAATATAATAATAGAAGGTGCATTAGTCACCAATCTCTTTAGCATTGTTAGCTTATCAATGTTTACTGCTTCGACGCAATCTTTATAATTTTGTAAATTCATTTTTTAAGTTAATATATTTTAATCCGGTCTCTGATATACCAATTTGCTTTATCATATCGTAACCCGAGAGGTCTATATTCTTGTTACTGAATATAAGAAAATATCCACCATTACCTGCACCACATAACTTGTGTGATAGTATACGATCATCATTAGTCAAGCGACTGTCTATCTGTTTTAGTACTTCATTATCACATATGAGATTGCTAGTAGATTTTTTTGTTTCCCATGCTTGGTTTATAACTCTATTGAATTGTTCAACATCTACGTCATTAATGGCTTTTTCTAACAGACTTACATCTGTTAGCATAGGAAATGACTTGTCGATATTCAAACTTTCTAACACTGGAGTTGAATTACGTAGTATGCCAGTGTACATCAAATAACAGTTGAGTTCTTTAAAAATGCGAGTGTCTAAATATTTTATCTCAGGATCAGAGTCCTTTGAGAAATTTATTCGTTTTAGCCCGCCCATACTACCATAGAAATCTTGTTGACCTACTAATGGGTTTATCTTTTTCTCTATTTGTTCTGCTAACTTACATACTTCAAACTCAGTAATATGAGCGCCTTTCATCACATGAATGGCCTTAACCAAAGCTTGCAAGTAAGATGATGATGCTGCTAATCCCGATCCAGCAGAATATATGTCTGAAGTAAGCGAAAGGTTTATCTGATCTACATCGAAATATTCCATACAATGTCTAACCAGTTCGTTCTGTATGTCAGATACTCGCTTGACTGTCTCTCGTTTGCTATAGTTAATATGATAATTATGATCTATAGAATTACTACCAAACACATCTTGGTGAATAGTGATATACGTTCTAAGTGTAGAAGGGAAGCTAATCACCGAGCCGTGCCCATATTTCTGTATAAAATGTGGGTGATCTGTTGAACCTCCCACTAATGATATACGCAATGGACACGATGTTACTATCATGCTTTCTTGACACCAACAAAGGTCAAGTATCTTTCGTTTTGTTCAACAGGAACGTAGAGCCTGTTAGCTTGGTCAAAGGGGAAAGGTATCCTATTAAAAAACACGTTTACACGCTCTAACCACCATTCAGGCCCATACACTGACTTATGATAGTTGAGATTTTCTGGTGTGTTAGGATCTGCTGCTACTAACTGCGGGTGTCTACCTGAGTCAAACAATGCGATACTAGCTAAGAAAATTCCATTTGGTTTCATGTGATTATAGACCATTCGTAAGAATGTTTCTATCTGATCAGGATAAAAATGTTCCATAACGTCCCAACAGGTTATTAGATCAAACTGTAATGGATGTCCATCTTCATACACTTGATATCGCTTAGTTACATCACATGTAAACAATCTACTGTTTCCATATGTTTGCCAATTACCAAAGCCGGCTGGTAGAGCCTGCACCTTATCTACTAGTTCTCTACTAGGATTTAAGCATGTGTCTGAACCTTCTAGGCCTACAGAATTGTGCCCTCGCTTATGCATCTCGCAAACAAGTCCTCCGCCTGCGCAACCAAGATCCATAAAATCAATCTTGTGCCCATTGTAGTAATTTTCGACACCCTCAATAAATCTTAAGTTCACATTGTTATCAATGAAGGCGCCTTCAGGATATATATGGTCATCTGAATCTATTGCAAGTGGAAATTTAGTCTCTAGTGTAATCATTTTTCTTCCTTGTATTCTGGGAAATATTTTACAAATACATCATTTGTAGTATCCCGTACATCTGATATGCGTTGCTTAATTTCTTTATAGAAATTCCACGCCAAAGGCACAAAGCATACCTTATCAAATTTTTGTGATGTTAGTAGGTCTATAGGATGAATTTCTATATCCATACCCGGTGTTTTATATCCCCACTTCATGTAACTGTCATCGATGATATAATCTAGTTTATATTGGATATAATTTAATAGTGTATTACCCTTGGCTGCTGCTCCGTACCCTATCAAAGTGTATCCTTGATCGCGCAAGCTTTGCAATCCCTGCAACAGTTGTCCCTTGATCATACTAGCTTGCTTTGCAAATTGCTCATACTTCTCTATAGAATAGATTCCATGTTCAGTTTCAAATGCAATCAGTTTATTGAGTTGAGTTTCAAAACAGTCTTTCTTAGTAAGTGAGAATAAAAAGGACTTACTGTGTATATCTGTTTTGATGATACTAGAAACCTTTAGCCCATGTCTATGTGCTAATTCTTTAATTGATTTACCAGTAAAGTATGACGAATGCTCATGGTAGATAACATCAAACTCGTTGTTAAGTAACATGTCGCACTGACTAGTTTGTATAAAGATAGTACCTTCATCTGACAATAGATTGACACATGATTCTATGAAATCATTTGGATCTTGGACATGAGGCAGAACATGAAATGCTAAAATCAAATCAAGTTTACCTACTTCCGCTTTTAATTTATCAGAAAACTTTCTATCCCAGTAATCTACATAGACATTTAAGTTGCGCTTTTCGCTCAACTCTCTAATGTTTTTCGCGGGGTCTACTCCATATGAGGTTATGCCCTTGTTCTGAAACATTTCTAGTAGTAAACCCGAGTTACAGGCAATCTCTAACACATTATTGGGTTTGCCTGTTTTCTCCAAAATATAATCAGTTACCCACTCAAAATAAGAATGCAATGTCTTTGACGTATCCGAAATATACAAGTAGTGTTCAAACATCTTGGCAGGTTCAACTGAGACTGACAGTTGACTATGCCAACAATTCTTACATACCCGCATACGTAGCGGGTAGGTCTCTAACTCTTCACCTTTGTGATAAGAGTTAGCTAATGGTTGATCAGATAGATTGAGATACTCTAATTCGACTAGAGTACCACATACTAAGCACGTATCGTTGTTCTTATAACTCATGGTTTTTGTTCTCGTTTCTGCCACTTAAGATTATAAGGACCTGTGATAATAGTATCAACAATTGATTCTACTGTATCTCGAAAAGTAAAATCAAATGTATTCATAAACTTCTCAGACGAGATAGAGAAGTCATAGGTAAAGTTATTACCCTTATCTATAACAGGCACATTTAAATGTGCGCCAACTTTTTTACCAATATCCAAAATGTTATGATTGACTGATGCAAGGTTATATATACCTCTCTTATCAGGGCCTGCAATGATTGTTTCTACTGCGCGGCACAAGTCATTTATACTCAATATGGGTCTATGCGCGTGACCGTTCATCACATTTACTTTTTTATCCATCGATGCTGACAATGACATTGCATTAATCATTAAATCAAGACGCATGTTAGGAGACCACCCATTGACACTACCAAATCGCAAACCATAATATTCAATATCAGTAAGAGGCATATACTGATCAATAGTAGTTTTAGTGAGGGTCAATCCATCTAGAGGAGTTAAGATATCTTCTTCGATCTTTTCTCTATCATCAGAGGTTACATATACACAAGAGCTTGATGCATATATAAACTTCTGTTTCTTTAATTTACTCACCAAATCTATAAATTTGGTTACGTTATTATCGAATGCGTCTTTAACGTCTTTACATAACGGAACTGAAGAATTAGCAGCAACATGAACGATGACATCATACCCATCTAGAAAATCAACAGATAGTTCTCCAAAATCTTTTTTATAGTTATCCTTGTTAGTAAAGTTGCCAAACCACTCAAGGTCTACCGTATCAACAGTGTGATACATGTTCAATCGATGATAGAGTGCAGAACCAATATAGCCGCACCCTCCGGTAATCAATATTCTTTTCATTAAAAAGTCCTCACACATACTTAGCAAAATATGTCTGTGGACTAAAATTTTACTCTAGGGGCGGTGGCAACCCATTACTGTGTTTGTCAGTGGATGCATCGATATCTTGAAAAAGTTTATGTTCCTGAAATGTCAGCTTATCTTTATGTGTTTTTCTCGGATTGCCGCAAAGATAACATTGCGGATTGCCGCAATCCATAGCATGATGCTTTGCTAGTCGATGTGGTTCTTTAATTACTTTATCTTGATTACCAAAAGAATGACCTTTTGCAATCTTCAATTGCTTTTTTACTGCAACTTCATCGCGGTGTCTACGTGTGGAACTCTTTTGTTTTTCATTCGCATTACTCATATTAACTCACATAAATAATTTTGTCGAACCCTTCTGAAGTTGAAGGTTCTTCCCATCTAGCGATCATGTCTTTTACAATCTCATCGGGAATAGTTTTACCGGGTCTGTTTCCCAATCTACGTGCTAGTTCTTTTTCATCAGGAGTGGGAAACACTACAGCAATCGTTTGATAATTAGATGGGAGCATTCTGAGCTTTTTGGCTCTAGTATGTCTAGTCGTACTAGTCTGATCCCAAATGATATCTTGATTTTTTTCTACAGCGTCAACGACAGTATTAGCCATATGTTTGACTGCGGTAGGCATTACATCTTTGAAAACCTCTGTGTATGTCTTACCCTGTCGTTTGGCTTCTTGTTCCACGTAACTGTCGGTACTAGCAACAACAGTATTATTCCAGTCGACTGGGGCTTTACTAATCCAAGTTGATTTACCGGATCCCGCTACCCCGACTAAAATATATGCTTTAGGCATTTTCTAACCGTTTGATAATAGATAATTTTTCCGTATTGGACATACGTGACCATTCAGTAATTTCATCAATATGTCTTTTGCAACCTATGCAATACTTGTTGTCATCAAGTTTACAAGTTTTATTGCAAGGACTCGGTATGTTTTTTTCTGTAATCTTCAACTGCGGCCTTTATGGCGTCTTCGGCGAGGATGGAGCAGTGGATTTTGACTGGGGGAAGGGCGAGTTCTTCCGCAATTTGTGTGTTTCTAATTGTTGAAGCCTCGTCGAGGGTTTTTCCTTTAACCCATTCTGTGACCAAACTTGAGCTAGCAATCGCTGACCCGCACCCATACGTTTTAAATCTAGCATCTGAAATAACTCCTGTTTCTGGATCAACCTTAATTTGTAGCTTCATCACATCCCCACATGCAGGTGCGCCGACCATACCAGTACCAACTGAGTTGTCGCCTTTTTCAAAGCTACCTACATTTCTAGGGTTTTCATAGTGATCTATTACTTGTGTTGAGTATGCCATATAAGTCTCCAGTGTAACTTTATTTATACATCTAATTCATTGTCTATTACAACAACCCAACCTAATCTTAATAGGTCTTCTCTGATTTCATCAGTTACTACGCCTTCGGGAACATATGCTTTAGTTTCTAAATATCTAACTTTTTCATCTTCAGTTAAATCTTGAAATTCTTGTTCTTCAATGGGAGATTGCTGTATACCAGAGCAATACCAATCAATGTAATCACCTTCTTCACGCATATCAGCAATTATTCCACCTGCATGTCTCCAGCTACAGCTCCATGTTTCTTCTTTGAGTAGGGGCCATACATCATTTTTTACAAAATCACGATTGCACATTGCTGCGTACAAGTTCTGTGCATATCGATCTTCCTTTACTTTCTCTAATATCCATCCAGTAGACCGTAAGTCATATTCCATATTATTTTTTTGCCATTCTGGGTCGTGTATCCTATCAGCCTCATCTAATTTAATCTGTTCGTACCAATCTAACATTTGTTTTGCACCTTCGTCATTAGGATCTTTTTCTAATTTTCTTTTAGAAGATTCAGCTTGAAAGGTATTTCTAGCCGGACTAGAAGCAATTCTCTTTATCATACTGGGTTGCCCGTTTCGTCTACTTCTAACCATGTGTGATCTCCTAACCATTTGATTCTACAAAAATAATCGTATTCATCCGGTTTCCCACAGAACCAGTCGTCAGGTCCAGTCATTACTAGTCTAGTACCATTTAGTCTATGATCAAAAACTAACCAATATATATTTCCGTGATAAACTTGAAAATCATACTTAGCTTGATGAACCATATCAGTTAGATCAAGTCTGCGCTTAATCTGCTGAGCCTGAGTCTGCAATACTTCTACAAGTTGCATGATTCTATCATACTCTTGGCGTGCATGTAAACGTGCTACGTTTACCATTACGTCTTTTTGCTTAGTAACGGGCACCAAGTCAAACTTGGGTCCGCCTACTTCAGTTGGATATGGAGTTACATTTCTATTGAAGAATTGAACTAGGTTGTTACCAACCGTAGCATCAAAGCTATCTACACCTTTAGCGAGATTGCTTTTTTCTTCACTCATTAGAATAGATTTACTTTTTCCCATGACAAATCAGGTCTACCGAAATGTCCATAGTTTGTAGTCTTACTATATATAGGTCTGAATAAGTTAAAACGATCAATGATACCTTTAGGGGTCAGGTCTACGTTATCTTGAATCCATTTGGTCAGTTGTCTAGACTGTGCAGTATCTGAAGTCTCAACGTAAAAACTCATAGGTTGAGCAAGACCAATTGCATAACTGATCTGTACTGTAGCCCAATCCGCCTTACCACTAGCCACAATGTTCTTGGCAAGATATCGCATCATGTATGCAGCAGAACGATCTACTTTAGTAGGGTCCTTACCCGAAAAAGCACCTCCCCCATGAGGACTATAACCACCATAAGTATCAACGATAATTTTTCTGCCAGTGAGTCCAGTATCACCATCAGGACCGCCAATGACAAAGCGGCCAGTAGGGTTAATATAAAATTCAGTATTTTCATCAACAAACTCCCTAGGCAAAATAGCTCGTATTACTTCTTCGACTGCTTTACGCAGTGCGGATATTTCAGTATCTGCGGTATGCTGTGTTGAGCAAACTACTTTAGCAATTCTGACTGGCAGATTATTATCATCGTACTCAAAAGTAACCTGAGATTTTGCATCAGGACCCAAGCAAGTCATTACTTTAGTCTTTCTTAATTGAGAAAGCTTTTCAACAATTCTATGTGACCAGTAAATAGCACTAGGCATATATGCATCAGTTTCCTTACACGCATATCCGAACATAAGACCTTGATCACCTGCACCAAATGTATCTGTGCCCAAAGCAATATCAGAGCTTTGACCGTGCAATAAATTAGTTACCTTTAACGTGCGCCAATCAAATCCTTCTTGTTCGTAGCCAATTAACTTTACTACCTTACGCACTGCACTATCAACCTGCAATTCGTGCAATGTACCTTTATATTCACCTGCTACTACTACTGAGTTTGTAGTGACCAATGTTTCACATGCACATCGCAATGAAGTATCTTCATTGGACATGACTAGATCAAGTATTGCATCGCTAATTGCATCTGCTACTTTATCAGGGTGGCCTTCACTAACGCTCTCACTTGTAAATAAATAACTCATAAATCTCCTTATGTGCAGTATTTACTACTGCACTTACGGTTACTTGAAAAAGATCAGAGCCATAGCAGTTGCTTGTAGAATAAATCCTACTCCAATAGTAACAATATTCAACAAATCTTTCATTAGCACTGCCTTGAAGAAAAGCAATCCTAGTGTAGCCCAAACCATTAACACCAAGTCAACAGCAGGGGGTGTGTTAGTAATCCCAGTCATTAATGCAAAGAAAGATGGAACTGTCGCAGCGTGTAGGGCAATGTTAGCCAACCAGCCCAGAGTATCTGCTGAGATTTTACCTAGCTTGTTGCTAATAAATTCTTTGATATAATTAAAAATAGTAGTAATATAACTCATGATTATTCCTTATAAAAAATGTGATTTCCAACTACACCTACTTTTTTGTAGGGCCATCTAGGGTTGACATAGTTTGCATGATAATATATCGCATCCGATAATCCGTCAAGCCTGAATCCTTCCAAAAGAACCTTCTTAGCTACAGCATAGCTTTCCTGATATACTACCTTATTAACTGGCTGCGCCCTGTATGCGCTATCGCAGTACCAAGAAAACTGGCAAATAACTCTTTGCATAATTACGTTCTTTTCATACACTACACTACAAACTTCTTTTGGAAAAGCCGGGTGATCTACACGGTTTAGAGTAACTTGAGCAACTGCTACTTTACCCTCAAACGATTCTTGTGCTGCTTCTTTGTAAATATTCATAGCCAAACATTCTAGTGTCCGATCTACATTCTTTGCGGACACGTATGACTTGCGTCCTTGTACTACTTCTTTAGTAGTAGTTTGCAACTTAATTGCAATGATGGCGTTGACCAAAAGCATGATCAACAATAGACCAAATAGTCTACTCAACGTTTTTGTCGTTAATTCCATTTCTAGCTCCTTTTAAAAACATGCGCCGAAAATTCGGCAAAAAAGTACACCCTTCAATTATAGTCGTAAAGACTATTTTGATCAATCAAAGAGGTTAAATCAATCTACCCAGCAATCGCAATTACACTTGATTACTTCATCAATGGCTTCTTGTACTGTCAGTGAATTGGGTAACAAAGTTGATGAGGTATATGCCGAATTCAAAGTACAAGGTAATAAATTAGTTGCGGGCGAACCGGCTAAACTACCGGGAAAGTCTGGTTTCCCAATATCCATCGGTGTACCTTGACCTACGGATATGCGTGTTCCTACCTTTACAATAGCAATTGATTCGGTTTGAATAGTATTTTGCTGCGGCGATGTTGCCTCTGTTGTGCCGGTTTGTAAGGTTGAACTGTCAAATGTTGTGGGTATGTTAATGGGTTTCGCGGGACCAGTACCATTGTTACTAGGTCCTAAAAGATTTACGTTATTGACGTTATTTCTGCCCACATTCAGAATATCTTGTATAGGAGTAGTGGAACCTATAGGAGTTGTATTGTTTGTCAGTATATATTGATTAGTATTTGGATCGAAATAACCGTATGGCTTTGGTGCTATCAGTTGGTCTGTAGTTTGCAATAATATGCTAGGTATAGTAAACGTTGTAGTTGGGTTTTGAATGTCACCGTTTATGCTCGGTACTTCGATGCCAGTAGTAGCAGTAGGAACAGTGCCATTAGAAATAAGAACCGGGCAAACATTGTCATCGGCAACTGGTATATTGTTGTCTAACTGAATTCCTAATTCTTGCAATCTAGCCGCGTTTCGTTCTTGCCTCATCAAACCAACAACGCTCTGACCACCTGCCGTAGACAAATCAGAAATAGCTTCTAACGTTTGAGCATACATATGAGGGAACGTATTCATTGCCAAATTAGTCAATGCATCAGTAAAGACTGCCAAAGTAGTAGGGTATTGATTTAACTTAGTGTCTCTTATAACTGGTACAGGAGGTATTGCATAGTATCTGGACCTCTGCTCAATCATTAATTGATTACCTGCTGCATTGTATATCGTATTGAGATTAGTTATAAGTGTAGGGTTTGCTGTTTGTATTGCTGTTATTTCAGTATTTGCTTGTGTAATATAATCGGTAACCACTGTTTGCATACCAGGCCATCCTGCTGTGCCGGATGCAGTATTCACACCACTAGTAGATTTAGTACCATCTGATGCAACGGGTAATGTTGCTGTAGGTGGTGCCTGTATAGTTGCTGTAGGGATTGTTCCTGTAGCCGAACCCGCAGAAGTCAACGTAACTGTAAGTACTCTTCCATACTCACCTGAACCATTAGAACCTGCATTAGTAGGATCAATGCCAATAGTACAAGTCGCTGTTGCGCCCGAACCTCCTGCAATAGTTATAGTGGGTGTTGCGGCGGCGCCTCTACCATACCCTCCACCTGAATCAGTAATAGTGAGACCGGTTATTGTATATAATGGACCTGCTGCCGTTGTGTATTGCACTGACACTGTAGCACCTTCCCAGCTAGTTGCTAGGTATAGTTGATCATATATATTTGTTAGCTTAGTTGTTTGTGCAGCCTGAATACTATTCTGTAATTCTTGCCAACTATAAGGTAATCCTGACATGCAACCAAACATATCACTAGCGGTGTACGTACCATTGGGACCACTACCTAATGCTAATAAATTTTGACCCGAGGTTGCAAGCGTAGTATCTGTGGGTACATCAGTTCCATTAATTAAATTAAGGTCTTTTGTCACTACTTCAACAGAAGAAACTACCTGTGAGAATTTTTCAAAGTCAACTGTTTGTATGTTTTTTACCTGTTGTAATGCAGCGGCAAAAGCTCCTGCAGATACAGCGATATCATGAGGTAGTATATCTTCTAAATATGAGCCAAATCCAACTGGTGGTAACGAATAATTACTCATTTTATACCCCAGTTGCGTTTATAAATTGTGCAGCATTCTCAATCAGACTTGATCCTGCTTGTAACTTAGTACCTGATCTAGGAGTAGCTATTAATGGCTCTCCTGCAGGGATAGAACTACCTATCTGCTCTGCTATTGCTGGGTTAGTAAGTCTAGAGCTTACACCATTATTTTCAAATATAGGATAATACGTCTTACTATTAGTAGGACCAGCTGTTGTATTATAGACAGGTACAGTGAGTGCAGCATAACTATTAGGGAAAAGTTTTCTTACATTCAACAAGTCAGCTAAAGTTTCTAGTCCTTTCGTTTTACAATTTAAGGGGACTAGTACATCTTGTAAGTCTGAACTCATTATGATCAAGAATGCACCGTATATTTGTTGTTCTTGTGTTTTAGAAACGTTTGCTATTTGATTTCTTGCTATGTTATCTACTTCTGTTGGTGTTAGTCCTGCTGACAACAATGCTAAGGATAGTGATTGTGTTAAAGCGTTATATTTCTTTATTGTCTGTAATAGTACTGATGGTAGTCCAAACTTGTCGAGTTTCTTGAGGTCTATTACCTTTCCTGCAATCACACAATCTTGACCAAATATTGCAGTAGCTAATGTAACTCCTGTTACGTCAGCACTGGTCAGGTCATTCATGTTACTGTATGTTCCTTTAAGGAAAGTTTGGCTACCTGCCATTGCATTTATTGATACATTCGTTAGATCAATATAGCTTTGCGCTGACATGATAGACGCAGTAAAATCCTTATATTCTGGCATACCGCTAGCGATAGGAGAGCCATTCCAGTTAAATTCGTTCCATGCTTGTAGCGCATAGTTTCTTACGAACCCCCATTGAGTTATTGATTTATTTGGGTTAGTAGTATCGTATGGTAACCAACTAGCTTCTTGACCTTGACCAATATTATTATTAGGGGTGTCTGGATTTACATCATTACCATAGCCAGTGGTAGCAGGATAACCTGCATCTGACCATTCGCTTGCAGGGTCAGTTGTAGTATATGATGGGGGTTTTGCATTACCTAATGCAGGAGCTACAGTTGATCCTATACTGATTAGCGAATCATATATAGAGGATCCTGCGGGTGTAGTAGGTATATTACCGCTAACATATGCATCATTAATAGCATACGTCAACAAATTTAAACAAGTATTTTTAACTACAGTGCCAGGTGTATAGCTAGTATTAACTTTGCTAGAACCCATAAAGGAAGCAGCTACAGGATTTATAGTGAATCCCGTATTTTGTAATAGTGACCCTTGAACATTAACGCCCAACGGGGTCTGTTTTGCTGATTTCATCATGGGCAATTTACATTAGGGCTGCCTTGCACTATGCTATGACCGCATGTGTTACCGGATCCTACTCTGAGCACCGGTGACCCTTCAGCAAAAACAGACGGGCTTGCTGACGTAGTACTAGCTGCTCTATGAGGAGGATGGGGTTTACCAAATGGTGCATGTGGCGTTATCTGACTTACGTGCAAGCCAACAGGAATTCCGTTAGCAATAACACTACCGGCGCCGCGCATAATTGCACCACCTACTTGATTTGTATCCCCTACCCTACTCAAAGCTGCCATATTTATCCTAATACAATTTTCTTGCTCGGCACCTTAATTCCAGTAGTAGCTTCTAGATATTTCATCTTTACGTTATCTTCGGTAGGTGCAAATAGAGCAACGCTATTAGTATTTAGTCTAATTTGACCGCGCGGTTCTGCTGTAAATAAGCTAGGTACAAGACCCATACCTTGTGGTCCGGGTGCGACTGACACAGGCTCTTCAAGAGTTACTGCATTGCCGTCTATGTCTTTAACTTTTGCAATGAGTTCTTCACCGCTGTTTAGTTTGAAGGTAAAAACCTCATCAATTTTTAATTCCATTATTTTCCTTTTAAGCTGCTAGCTTTTGTTTAAGTTCGGTGTAACCACCGATATATTCTTCGTTTAAGAAGATTTGAGGGACAGTTCTTGCATTGGGAACTGCTTCTAACAGTTCTTCTCTAGAATATCCATCACCTATTTTACGTTCTTCGAACGGAATTCCTTTTTGAGTTAAGAGAGCCTTCGCTTGATCGCAAAACGTGCAATGATACTTACTCCAAATTATAGCTTTCATGATATTTCTCCGTATTATAGTTGTGGTAGCTCGTCATAATTTAAGGTGTCGCCCATAACACCAATGACGTAATTAGTTGATTCATTTTCTTGTAACGCTGTTTGTTTTTTACTTGTATCACTGTGTTTGTTGAACCATGGGATAGGAGTTGTCTTGGGTGCTGATTCTTGATACTTGATTCCAATGTCTCGTAGTGCATTAAATGCAGTATAATCTACGAAATCTTTAAGGATATTAGCATTCAGTCCAATAACAGGACCTTTCTTAAATAGATATTCTGCCCATTCTTTTTCCTCACGAATCACATCCATATAGATTTGATATACTTCTTGCTCACATTCTTGTTTTGCTTTAGCAAACCTTGGATCTTCTTTCACTACTTGATTAATGATCCAAGCAGTCCATTCCTTATGCAATAACTCATCTTGAAGAATAAGACTAATAACGTTACCGTTACCAATAAAGATTTTGTTCTCTACCATTGCTAGACTTGTAGCAAAGCTAACCATAAAGCGGAATGCTTCTAGTGCGTAGCTGGCATGAAGTGCTAACCATATTGCACGAATATGCATTTCTTCCGAAATAGCCTCTCCTAATTCTTTAGAACAGTTTAGTAGGTGAAGACCGTCATAATATGTACCTACACTGCTTGCCATACCAACAATCTCTTGCGTGTCATGGATAGTGTTGAATACCTCTTTGGGTACATTATAGATATTACGAATGATATGACTATAACTACGACTATGAATGTTAGTCTCAAAGAAACTCCAGTTGTACATCAATGCTTCTAATTCAGGCAATGATACTACTGGTGTAAAAATTTGACTGGGGCCACGACCTTGCAAACTATCCAAGGCAGTTTGACGTAATAGGTTACTGGTAAAAATATGTTTTACTGCCTCGCTCGAATCTTTAAAGTCATTAGCATCCTTTGTTAGACTGATTTCTTCAGGTACCCAAAAGAATCCACGAGATCGGAAG